TCAAATGCAAATACAGGGGATTTACCATACAGAGTAGGCGGAGATGGATTTGTATTTATTCAATTTCGAGATTGGGCGTTTAATGCTTGGAATGTAAATTTTGATGGCAAGCATGAATGTTCAAGTAATGTTATTGTTAATCATTATATTGAAGGAATACAATATAATTCTGGGGCAGTTACAATAAGTGACCTAATAAATAGTTCTTTAGTTGTTTCAAATAATTCCATTCGTCCAATACAAAATTATTTTGTTAATGGATGGACATATATGCCATGTATTGCAATTCAAAATATAAAACTAAACTGCAAAGTTGTTTCAAATTATATTGAAAATACGGCAATCGGAATAAATGTAACAAAAACATCTACTCAATCAAATGTTTATGGAAACATAGAAGTTTGTAATAATGTATTAAATGGAGTTATTACTGGAATAAATGCAATAAATCTTTCAGAAAAAGACATTATATCAAATAATACTGTTTTTTGTCAAAGCAGGCCAATCAAAGATGCGTCAAGCTATGTAAGGTCTCAGGGATTCGATTTAAATGGTGCTACAAATAGTTTTAGCCAATTAAAAGCATTTGATATATGGAATTGCAATCCTCTATTTACAAACAATACTTGTTTTGCTGAATATCAATTTGATGTAACGACAACTCTTTCATCTCAAGCATCTAATGTTTTAACGCTTGCAAAAGCAACTGGAATTCAAAATTCTGGATGGGCAATTTTAATTAAATATCAAAACAAATCAAGGTTTCTTCCTGTAACAAATGTATCTGGAAACAATGTAACTGTTGATTCTGCATATTTGTCTGGAACAACATTCCCTAATGGCAGTATTATTTATGCTTCAAAAAATCTTGGACCATATTGGGGGGCAATAAATATCGTAAATCAAGGATCTGTAATACCAAATCTAAATCAAGTATTTTACAACACAACAATCAACGGTTTTTTATCAGACATCTCTTCAACTGATGTTAATGGAAGCGGAAATTCTGCAACACTTGTAAATACAACAGCTATCAATGTATATCAAAAAACATCTGACTTTTATGGACCATTTTACAAGGATGCTGGATTTTATTACAAAAATTAAATATAGAAATTAAACTAATGAAATACCTTTTAGCCATCACAATTCTCGCTCTTTCTGGATGTGCATTACCTCCAGCCCCAGAGCCTGAGTTTTCGGGAAGGTATAAAAACGCTTGCTTGCCGGAAGCAATAGCAATGACGCAAGCCCTCAAGAAAAGCGATATACAGGCCAGCGTATTGCGAATTAGCACTAAAGATTGGGGGCACGCAGTCTGTGTTTATCTTTATCCAACTGGCGCGAATCGTCTCTACGTATGGGATAGTTACTGGAAAAGCGTAAATCTTCGCGCATGGTTTGACAATCCTGTAAGTATTGCTAATGCTTGGCTTAAATACGCTCATCCAGACGCTCAACTTATCAACGCATCATTTCTTGACTAACTATGCCATACACAAATAAAAAAGCTAACTTGCCAGAAGGATTTCACGATCTTGGCGAAGAAATCAAACCTATTCCAATGGGAGCAACGGCATCAGAAACTCATTCTGTTCACTATCCTTCTCTTTACTTTGAGAACGCCGAAGCATTGAGCAAACTTCCAAAAGAAGGAACTGCCGTGATTCACTTCAAGAAAATCATGGAAAAGAAAGAAACTACCATGCGTGACGGAAAAGAAATCAAACGTCATTGCGTGGAACTTCAGATAAACGGAATCAAGCCAGAAGGAGCATCTGAAATGATTTCTACCGCCGAAAAAGAAGAAGATGATGAAGATGCAATTGAAATTGGATTGAAGGCTGCTGAAGGCGAATCAACCGAAGAAGACGAAGATTAAAATTTATGGCACAAGATAAAAATATGCCTCCGACAGAGGTTCCTACTCCAAAAACAGAAGCGATGCCTGGTGAAATGGCCGCGCCAACTCCCGATGCTGCCACGCCTACCGGTGGGCAAGTTATGGTTCAAATGCCATCCGATGCTTTTGATTCTATATACACTCTTGTCACTCAACTGGCATCTGGTCTCGAAGCATTGAAGGCTGATGTTGACGCGCAGAAAGGTGGCTCTGCCGCTCCTACATCGCCATCTGAAGCTCCTGCATCATCTGAAGATGAGGAGTTCCTTAAATCTCTTGCACAAGAAGGCTCGATGCGATAATTTCGCGCCATGTTTGTTTCTCAGATTTTCGATGAATGCGCTGAAATTTTAGGGACTACCGACGAGAAAAAGATATTCCGTAAAATTTCGCAAGCAGTAGCTGCGTTGATGGAGTCCGGTCATTGGACTCACTCTGTTGCTGATGTCGATGTATGCACCGGATGGGATAAGTGCTCCATCACGCTTCCTAGAGGAATTGAAGTCCCGCTTGCGGTTAATGTTGATGGAAGCCCAACGTATTTTCGCAATCGACTTTTCCAATATCATGTAAATAAAGGCGGAATGTTTAATTCTGTTGAGTGGGCATGGGATGATCGCGGTTACTCTGCAACACTCATGGACATTATTCAACCATCCCAACTTGTTGCTGTTGCTGAGATGGAGAATGATGTTGGCAAAACAATTCGCGTTCTTGGGACGGATGAAAACAATCGAACAATTCGATCTCAACTTGCCAACGGAACTGGAGTAGACGGCCTAATTGTTCCAATCCATTCTCAAAGTGACTTTGCTTATGGAACGATTACCCCAGATGATGCAACAATAAAGACTCGCAGTGTTGCTATAACGCCAATCAATCTCTTTACAAGTACCACAGCGCATGGTCTAAAATCCGGTCAAGGCGGGAGCGTTACAGCCACAACTGGCACAATTCCGGTGTCTCTAGAGAATGGCCAGACATACTACATTGGCGTAATTGACGCATATACTGTCCAGCTATTCAATGATCCGCTGAATGCTCAGGCATTGGAGTATCCAATCAATCTCCAAAGCATCATTGGCGCAGGCAACTTGCAATTCAAAGACAGCCGAGACGCTCAAGTTGTCACAGCACTCCAGCTTGCTTCTGCTCCAGAATTTACCCTTGACACTGGAAATGAAATTACATTCCCAACTGGACAATCGCTTCCATCCCCTCTTAGCTCTGATAACACATATTATGCAAATGCTGCCGATTCAACGCATTTGACTGTTTTTGGAAGCTCAGATGATGCTCAAAAGAATATCAATCCAATCTACACGACTGGAACAACATCTTCTCTTAATGTAGATATTCGCAAAAAGATTGATCCACAGACGACGTTGACATTCCCTGTTCGGCATTACTACAACGATGGTGACCAAGTTCAGGCCTATACCGCATCAGGCAATCTTCCTCAGCCATTGATTGCCAATCAAAACTACTACGTCAATGTTATTGACCAATTCACAATATCACTGCACCAAAGCTATGCTGATGCGGCTGCATCTGACCCAGTAAATCTTGTAAATCCTATTGTTCTCAAAGATTCTGGAAGTGGAACAAATTCTATTGTTAAGCTAATTCAAGCTAGTGTTACCACTGGAACAACATCGCAAATCACTGCGCCAACACTTAACATTCCCCCGCCATCTGGATCTGGAGCGCAATTTCAAGCAGTCACAGTTGGAGGCGTTGTAAGTGTATCTGTTAATAGCGGCGGAACTGGTTATTCTGTTGCTCCAAGTGTAACATTTTCTGACCCTCCAGCACAGCCTGCCGGAAGCACAATTGAGGTATCTACGGCAACCGGATACGCAATTATTGTATCTGGGTCTATAAATCAAATTGTTATTACAAACGCTGGGATGGGATATTCATCTCCGCCAACCATTTCACTCAGCAGCAATGGCACTGGAGCGGCCCCATCATTTACTACTAAAATTCAAACTTCTTTTATTTCTGGATTTACAAAAATAAATGGAGGATATGGATATAACGATCCTCCGCAAGTTAAAATTAGCGGAGGGGGTGGATCTAGCGCGACGGCAGTAGCAAAAATAAACAACTCTATTTTTAGTATATCTGGAATTACTGTTTCAGCTGGTGTTGCTACTGCTACAACTACAACAAACCACGGATATTCACCTGCTCAGGTTGTTATTATTTCAGGTGCAACTGGATCAAATGCGAGTTCATACAATGGTCAGAGAACAATTATTGCTGTAACTCCAAACACATTTACATTCAACGTAAGCCCAGCAACAACGATAAACGCATCAGGTTCAAGTATTCAGGTATATTCTGGAGAGGTTATTGAGATAACTTCTGTCACAAATGGAACTGGATATACTTCCGTCCCATCAGTATCTGTCACTCCTTCAACTGGTGTATTTGTTGCATTTACTTCAACTGGAGTATTACCATCTCCTCTTGTTGCTGGAACCGCATATCGAGCGGAAATCCCATTAACTACATCTTCTGGAAATTTCACGGTAAAAAATACTGATTTTAGCGATGTCAACATTTCGTCTTCTGGAACTGGAACATTATATGTTTCACTGTCTCGGCCATTCAGCGTGACATTTAATAATAGGTGGTCTGGAGATTTTACAAACCTTGCAACTGGCCAACAAATTTACTGGGGAACGGATTATTTGCTGCCAAATACAAATCCAGCAATTGATAATGGAGTAACGCCATTTTATCTGAACAAAATCAACAATTCCACGGCCAAGATTTACAATACACTTTCAAATGCGAATGCAGGTGGGACTACTGGTCTTGTTGTGGTCAATTCGTTTGGTTCTGGTCAGTCATATTACGCTTTGAGAAAATCATTTCAATCTCTTCCTTATGGAGACTCGATAATCCCAAGCACTATTGAGTATTTAAGCGAAGATGAAGTTGTTCGATTCTCTACAACAAACACACTACCATCCCCTCTTGTTGCAAACACTGATTATACAATCAAATTGTCAGGAAACTCGTTCAAGGTTTATCTTGGATCAACGCTTCAATCATTAACAACTCCAGGAAGCGGGCAATTAAAACTTGACATTATTCGCAATTTTTCCGTATCGCCATCAACAAGTATTGAGGCTGATCAATCTCAGTTAAATACCGGAGATGCCGTTGTTCCTCGCGCAAAAGAAGGCGACGTTCTTCCAACTGGGCTGATTTCTGGAACAACATATTATTCTCGCAGGATTGATAACAATACTTTTGATCTTTACGACACAAAAGCTCACGCAACCAATACATCTTCTACAACAGGGAGAAAAACATATACAACAACTGGAGAAACAGTTGATTCAACATTCTATGTGGATTCAGTTACGTTGCCAGTTTTTGTAAAGTCTGTTTATCAAATCGATAAACCACTCACTGAAGGATACGTTTCTCTCTACGCTTACGATTACGGGCGCAGTAATGACATGACGTTGATTGGCCAGTATCACCCATCCGAAGTGAACCCTCAGTATCGCAAAATTCGCATTGGCAAGCCGTGTGCATGGGCAAGAATTTCCTACCGAATCCAAACTCCCAACGTAACAAGCACATACGATTTCATCCCTCTTGAACAAGAACGGGCAATTATTGCCGCTGTTCATGCGGTTGACTTGGAAGATAAAGATTTCGCTGATCAAGCTGCACGGTATTGGCAGATTGCACTTGCTTATCTAAAAAATCAGCAGGAAAGCATTGACGGTCATGCAATGGCAGTTCCACAGATAAATAATGTCTGCTATGGTGACGAGTCTGATCCTGTAATGTTTTAATGAAAAGCGCACAGATAACTTCTGGCAGAGAAAGCAAAACCGCATCTGGATGGATTCTTGGGGTCAACTCTGTTCGTAATCCGTGGGCATTGCCAGACAATCAAATTAAATGGGGAGTAAATGTTGCCGTCCGTGGTGGCGTTGTTCAGACAAGGCCAGGCAACTCCATGCGGCTTTCATTGCCCCCTGGCAACTTCCAAGGTGGAATCTTGTTTGCATCAAACAAGCAATCCAACGCATCTGATACGATTGTTCAAAATGGCGTAACAAAGATAATCCCAGCCAAGATTTTCAATCCAGATGGGACAAGTGTTGTGGCTGATGAATTGCCTTATGTTGTTTTTGCTGTTAATGGCAATGTTTATTATTCTCCATTTCCATTGGCTCAACCTAAGAATTGGGAAGATTATCGTTTGAAGAATATCAGGCTTGATCCATCTGTTGATCAATTTGTTTTTACTCTAGCAACTAAAACCGCTCAGGTTTCGACTGGCGGAGATGTTACCGTAACGCCATCGCATCGAATCGTTGTTATTCAAGACGGCGTATCTTCGCCTGCTTACTGGGATGGCTCAAATACAACTGGAGTCCAATCGGATTCAATTCCAATTGGATACTGGATGGCATTCAGCGGAAATCGGCTTTGGATTGCATCTAAAAACATCGTCCTTGCATCGGATATTGGTGATCCAACATCGTTTACAGAAAGGTTGACCGGAACAGGACGGGGGGACTTTGCATTTGCTCGCGTTGTCACCGGAATGACAAATTACATCGGTCAGAACAACGAAACAAAGTTAATCGTCTTCACAGATCGTGCGACATATTCTCTCTCTAGTGGAATTTATGATCGAACATTGTGGACAAGCACTCCCAACTTTCAGACTACGCTTTATCCAACTATCGGATGTGTTGCTGGAAAATCAATCTCATTCCAAGCTGGTCAAATCTGGTGGTATTCTCAAGGCGGATTGATTAGTTCTGACGTTGCCGCATCAGCTTATATTACTTCGCAATCGCTCTATCGCGATGTCGAGATGGCAAGAGTAAAGTCATATATGGCTGGAGATACATCTAAGATATGCGCGATGTCGTTTGAGAACTATCTTTTGTATTCCATCCCGTATCTGGAACCATGCAATTCAGCAACCATGGTTCTTGATTACGCAGCGGCCTCTGAGTGGTCTCAAAATAAGTTTCCTGCATGGTGCGGCGTCTGGACAGGGACAAGGCCCGTAGAGTGGATTTCTGGCGTAATAAATGGCACCCCCCGCTGTTTTCACTTCTCGGTTGACTATGCGGCAACAAATGATGGTTCATACAATCATCTTTGGGAATCGTTCATGCCAAATCGAGTTGATACTTATTTTGACATTGATGTTGACGGAAATGTTATAGAAAAAGTAAATAGAATTTACTGTCAGATGGAAACTGGGCTGCTTGGAGATGCTGTTGATTACAAGCAATTCGCTTATGGTGAAATTGAGGCTTGCGAAATTGGAGGAACGGTTGACGTAAAGGTTGCTTATCGAGGGTCAAAGGGATCTTATCAAAATATCCTTGAAACGCGATTGCTAGCAGTCACAAATGATTATCAATGGGTGAATAGTGATTTGGCTGACGATATTGCAAAACTTG